TGATTCAAAAGGTGACGGAGTGGATAAACAAGTTTAACGAACTGTCGCCTGAGACGCAGAAAATCATCACTATTGTCGGACTCCTTGTCGCAGCTATCGGCCCGGTGCTGATTATCGTTGGCAAGGTCGCAACGGGCATCAGTTCGATTATTAGTCTCGTCAACCTCGCCGGGGGTGCGATCGGAGCGTTATCGGCGGGATCGCTATTGCCGATAATCGCCGTGATCGGAGCGGTAGTTGCTGCGGGTGTTCTGCTCTATAAGAATTGGGATAAGGTCAAGGCCGTCGCAAAGGTTGTCGGCGATACCATTAAGAACGTATGGAATGGCATCAAGACAAGCGTCTCATCTGTTGTAGATACGGTTAAGTCGAAAGTAACGGGCGCTTGGGACACAATCAAGACCAAAACGCAGAACGCTTGGAACTCCGTGCGAGATGCGATTCTAAAGCCGTTCAATTGGGCAAAGGACAAAATCGAAAGCATTATCGACACAATCAAAGATTTTTTCCCAATCAAACTCGGAAAGATTTTTAAGGGAATCAAGTTGCCTCATTTCGACATCGAATGGAGTTCAATCGAAGCGTTTGGCTCGACTATAAACTACCCTAGCGGATTCGATATCGATTGGTATAAAAAGGGAGGTATTTTCGATAGTGCGTCCTTGATCGGTGTCGGTGAAGCTGGGCCTGAGGCCGTTGTTCCTTTAGATAAGTTTTGGGATAAACTCGACAACATTGCAGAGGCATCCAACGGTGAACAGATCACTATCAACGTATATGCGTCTGATGGCATGAACGTCAACGAACTTGCGCTTAAGGTAGAGCAGAGGCTCGTTCAGTTACAGAAACAGAGGGCTAAAGCATATGGCACTATTTAATAGTTTTACATTTGATGGAGAGAACAGTCTCGACTCGGGGATCTATATCACGGGCGAGGCTGTTTTCAATTCTCCCGTGAGGTCGGTGGAAATGATTACCGTTCCGGGCCGTAACGGAGCAATCGCTCTTGATCAGGGCCGTTTTGAGAACATAGCGATCAGATATCCGGCTGGATGTTTTGCGGACAGTATGAGCGAATTTGCGGAGAAGATAGCAACGTTCAGAAACATTCTCGCATCGAGAGTCGGTTATAAGAGAATCGTGGACACGTATCATCCTGACGAGTTCAGAATGGGCGTGTATTCGGCGGGGCTTGAGGTATCTGCTAAGAGATACAACTCTGCCGGAGAGTTCGACATTGAGTTCGATTGCAAACCGCAAAGATGGCTCCTGTCAGGCGAAACGGCAATGACGTATTCGGCGGACGGCACTATCACGAATCCGACGGAGTTTGGCGCTCGTCCGCTCCTAAAGATAACAGGAGCTGGAACGTTAACGCTCGGTTCGCAAACAATGACAATCGCCGAGGGCAGTTCTCCGACAACACAGGAAATCTATGTCGATTGCGAGACGCAAGAGGCGTGGGAGATTGTAGGCGCTGGCAAACTGAGTCGAAACGATTATATTCAGAACGCCGGAGAATCGTTCCCGGTGCTCTCGGGTGGATCCAATGCGATTATATTAGGCTCGGGGATTTCCGAGGTGGAAATTACTCCGAGGTGGTGGAGGATCTAAATGATTCCAATTTTATACGCCAATGGCGAAACAAGATTTATAACGAACGGAATAGGGAGACTCTCGGATTGTATACGCTGCGTGTGTACTGAGGAAAGAAACGGAACCTATGAGGTCGAATTTGATTATCCGATAACGGGCGAACACTTCGACGAAATCAAAATCGGTAGGCTCGTAGCGTGTACGCATGACGACAGGCACGACATCCAGCCGTTTATCATTTACGCTCGATCTGTTCCTGATCTGAACGGAGTCGTTACGTTCTACGCACATCACATCAGTTACAGATTATCAGATATCGTTGTCGAGCCATTTGCTGCGAGTAGCGTTGCAGAGGCGTTGCAGCTGATATCGAGCAAGTCCGTTAACGCAAATCCGTTTACATTTTGGACGGACAAAACCACAACGGCAAACTTCGAAATCGACGTCCCGAAGAACGCACGAAACATTCTCGGAGGCGAAGAGGGGTCTATCCTTGACGTTTTCGGAGCTGGTGATTATGAGTTCGACAAGTTCCAAGTCAAACTATACGCTCACAGAGGCGTCGACTCAGACGTCGAAATTCGTTATTCAAAGAACCTCACAAATCTGAGCGAGGACATAGACAACAGCGGAACGTATAACGCTATCGTACCGTATTGGGCGGACGCAGACGGAAATTACGTGTCTCTGCCGGAAAAGATGATTGTGTTCTCAGGCACAGAGCCGGAGATCGCATATCTGACCGATCACAATCTGATCATCCTGAGGACGGAAACGAACGAACCTATCGAGGTAGCGTTTACCGTTGCCGATGCGGTGCCGATGGATCTGTCCGATGCGTTTGAGGAACAACCGACAGTTGCACAGCTCCGTGCTGCTGCGATCGCTCGATTTAATGCAAGTGAGGCTTGGTTGCCGAATGAGAATCTTAAAGTCGACTTTATCCAACTCGCACAGACAGAGGAGTTTGCGGAATATGCAGCGCTCCAGCGTGTGAGTCTTTGTGATACGGTTTCGGTCTATTATCCACAAGTCGGAATCGCAAAGGTAAAGCAGAGAGTTGTCAAAGTCACTTATAACGTGCTCCTCGACAGATACGATTCTATCGAGCTGGGCACGGTGCAGACGTCTCTCGGGCAGCAGATAAAATCGGATATCCTCAAGGACGTTCCAACAACATCCATGATGGACGCAGCTATCGAGTACGCTACGGACTTGATCCGAGGCGGATTAGGCGGTTACGTGGTCATGACTCCGGGTCCGAAAGGTTACCCGGAAGAGATCCTGATCATGGACTCACCGAGCGTCGATACTGCGGTCAACGTATGGCGATTCAATAAGGGCGGACTCGGACACAGTTCGAACGGATATCAAGGCCCGTTCTCGGACATTGCATTAACGGCTGACGGCAAGATAAATGCGTCGATGATTACGACGGGATATCTAAGTGCAAACCGTATCAAAGCCGGCATTATAAGCGATGAGGAGGGCAACAATTCTTGGAATCTATCGAGCGGTAAATTTGTAACAACTTCGGGCAAAATCGCCGACTTTAAAATTTCGGATGATTCAATCACATATCATTCGATGGCTGGAGGAATCGAGTTAAACGGATCAGAGATTACCGTTACAGACGGGCTTAATGCCGATGCAGCGACATTAGGCTATTATCCATCCAGCGATTATGTTGCGCTGTGGGGCGTGAATGGTCGTGGGTTAAGTTTGGGAGGCGCAAGTTTTGGCGTTGTTTATCTGGATTGGAACGAAACCTACGCAACAACCATGTACGGGAGCGCAGAAGTAGGGGTGAACCTCAAGGTAAACAGCAACCTTGATGTTGGCGGAGATTTGACCGTTCGTGGTACAAAGCCTCGTTTAATCAAGACCAAAAACTACGGAGAGCGACTTAATTACTGTTACGAAACACCGACTCCGCTCTTCGGAGATATAGGAGAGGCCCAGCTCGACGCAGACGGCATCTGCTATGTCGACATTGACGATATCTTCTCGGAAACCATCGAACTCCGACAGGAATATCAAGTGTTCTTGCAGAAAGAGGGCGAGGGCGATTGTTGGGTAGCAGACAAACAGAAACGCTACTTTGTGATTAAAGGGACGCCGAACCTAAAGGTCGCATGGGAACTGAAAGCAAAGCAGAGAGATTACGACATGATACGTCTCGAACAGCCTGATAACGGACTCGACGAGTACGAAACCGATTTTGGCAAAGCCGATTCATTACTTGATTCATACATAAACGAACAGGAGGAATTACTCTATGGCAACTATTAAGCAGCTGGCATCCTTTGCGGTGCTGAACGTTAACGGCGGAGACAGGATAACTTATACCTATGACGAAATCGACGCAGACACAGGCGATATGATCTCGGGCAACAACAAGGGGTCGTTCTTTGCGGTTGACTCTGCTCTCAAGGGCAAAATCACAAGCATCAGGAATTACATTTCGGAGAACAAACTCTCTGACTAAGGAGGGACATTATGCAGATACATGAATTAAACTCGTTTGTCGGAACTCCGGGCGCTGGCGATTATCTTGCAATCGATGATGGATCCGAAACTACCAAAGTGGAGGCGTCCAATCTCGGAGTGACAACACAGATGACACAGGCCGAGGCAGAGACTGGAACTGTAACGGCGTCGAGAGTGGTAGCACCGTCTATATTCAAGAGCGCCGTGACCGCAATCGCATC